GCTAGGTTCCACAGAAGCCTGTACTCCTTCTCCACCCCAGAAAGCCACTTACGGGCACGGCGTACAAAAGTGTGCGGGTTCAGTTGAATAGCAGGCGTACATAGCATCCAGATTTGACCTACGCTGTCATCTAGACGAACTACGCCAGCAATACCAGCCAAGTCCCCTTCCTCGTTGAAGAAGGAGACTGACTGCTCACTATGTAGAATCCCAAATGGAATATGGAGTGGGGATGACCCAATACCCTCCACTTCCTCCCGGTCCTCCTTGCGTAGTTTACTGATTAGCGTAAAGCCATCCTTCAAAGTAGCAGGACGGAGATAGGGGGACATAGTTATCGAATGTTTGAAATGCCTCTATTGCTGTAGTGGCCTTCCCAGCTGTAGCTGGTTATAGAGGCCGGTAGGGGGTCAGGGGCATCGATAGTGATACTCACAAAGTCCCCACGGCTAAAGACAGGGATAGCCTTGGAGGTGGTCTCCTGGAGAGCTGCCTGGTTAGCCATGTAAATATCAGAAGGAGTAACGTCCAGATCAATTGTTACTGAATCGTATCCAGTCTTATCAACAGTTACCGTATATCTACCTGAATAATAAAGGTCTAGATAAGCAGTCTCAACTATAGGGATATTCTTACGATCAGAACGTTTATCTGAGGTTACCCAAAACGAAGGCAGGGTAATACTCATGTTATACTCAAGTCCTAAGATAAAATCCTTCTCTGAGATGCTGTTAGGCACAACGACATAGTATCCAGTACCATCCTGTTGAATGGCTGGTCTCTGGAATACCGTAGAAACACCGTCAACTGTGAGGATGATATTAGGAACCGATCCGGCAACATAGCTACCACTAGGGAACCTGACTTTTGTGAAATCCCCTGTGGTTTGAGTTACAACTTTAGACTTAAGCAGATAGTTGTCAAGCCTAGGAACAAATTTACTTCCAAATGCATTGATAGGAGAAGTATCTGGATCATCCAGCATCTCAAGCTTACACAGGATGTAATCTGATCCGTTACGCATGACTATGTAGCCTGAGTCATGTGCATAGTCAAAGAGACGCACAGGAGCCGGGAGAACCCACTTACACCATCCAGCTAATGACCTTTCGTTCCCAGAGTTGAAGAACTTAAAGATCCATAGGGTATCAGAATCATTGCCGAAAGCCACCAAACTATTGTTAGGACTACTGCAGGCAAGAGTTAGATCAGGTGGGATATATTCAGGAGCAATTCTTGTATTATCTGCCACAAGAGGACGGTTATCAATAGAGTCCACTGCCATCTCAAACACCTTGCTAAATGTATTAGCTTCAGTGCTGAACATCACTGACACGCCAGTCTCTAAGGGCTTAATGTTAGATGTATAAGCATAGTTGGCAATCTCTGTCATTTTAACAGTAGACGGACCAAATGCTGACTCAGTTGTAGCCAATAAGAATTGACTATTTTCGGCAAATAGAAGCAACCCTTTAGAGGTGCCAATAGCAGCTTTAAGTATAGCAGGCTTGGTTGCAGAAGCTGTCATATCAATGGGATCAGCATCTGATACAGCAATAGCACTGCCAACAAAGAAGTTGAAATAATCTCCAGGCTGACTCAACACCACGGCATCATCAGCTAGGAACCCTAGTCTGTTCATGAAGAAGAATACTTCCTTGATCTTTCTGCCAACAAAGGATGGATCAGGGTTCGTCTTTTCATCACCAACTTCTCGACCTGACCAGAAAAGAGCATCGTCATAAGTACTGCTCAAAGGCCTAACTGTGAAGTCCCCATTGGCTTCACGAATTAAAGCATGAGGCATTGTGGAGTTGTTAAGATCAGTTGTAGTGCCGGGCTTAACAGTCTCTTCCCATGAACCAGCTCCAGGTATGTTAGAGCTACTTGGGACAAATTTAACGTAGTAATCATCAGCCTCAGCATCAGCGGTGTTACGCACTTTTAGTACAACACCTGCAACGCATTGAGCTGGTAACATACTTACATCATTTACCTGGCCCTTAATTCCGGTTAGAGCATTATTGGCAGTACCACCTCTGGTCATTATATTGAATTCTCTGGTATCATCTCTCTTAACGTAGATGACATTACCAACAGGAGTGGCAGAGTATTCAGCTAAAGCATTGATAGAAGCTGCAAGCGTAGATACAATTGTGCTTACACTAAGAGCACCTGCAGTTTGATCAAGTGGAGTAGTGTAGGAAATTTGATGCTCTGAGGAGTAAGAAAAGGTATAGTCTTCCTCTTCTACTGTTACCGTGTAGGTCTTTCCATTTAATTGTACATTTACAGAGTCTCCAGTTCTCCAGCCCTGCCCACCATTGTTGAGGGTAACCCTGCTTGAGTAAACAGACTTGTAAGTATAAACTGGGGTGGATGGAGCCTTTTGAACTGTAGAAACAGTAAAAACAAGTCCAAATGTACTTCCGGCTGGAATTATCTTGTCAACTGGCACGTATTCGAAGCTTGTGCCAAATGGTGTTGAAGTCGTCTGCTTTTCAAGAATGCCTACCTGAGTAATACTAGAAGGGAGTGTGCCAATGTCCATTACCTTGATATTGGTCTCCCAAGGGGTACCCTCTACAGACGTGTAACTGACAATAGAAGCATTAAGATTAGTAGAATACCTATTTGACAACGTAGGTGTCTTCATAGGAGGCTTCCAATCATCTGGGAGTGGAGTCTTTTCTACTCTGATCTCAACCCTTACAGTAATAGTGCCAGCACTAGTTTGATAGGTAAAGTTCCTGTATAAATAAGAACCAACGGCATGATTATTTGCGCTACCAAAGTGATAAGTGCCCCATGTCTGCACTCCACTATATTGAACTTCACTGGCTGCATTACCTACCCATGCAAGCTGAGTGGGGTAAGTTGATCCTTCTTGCTTATCAGTTATGAGCGTAGGATTACAGCTGGTAGTAATTGTAAAACCTAGACCAGTTTTTGATCCACTAGATTGATTGTAACTCTGTGATCCAGCAAGGGTACAATTTCCATTTGCAAGATCTTCAAAAGAACCTGGAGAAATCGAAAGCTTTGCTGCCTTCCATACTTTCTGCTGTACAGTTGACTGGCCGTCTTTTAGGAAGTCAACAGAATAGGTTGTATTGTAAGCAACCTGATTCACTACTACCAAGGCTTCTTGGAGAAAAGCACTGGCAGCAGACTGAGACATGGAAACAGTCTTCTCTGAATTACAGAGAATTGTATAATCATTGATAGTGAGAGGCTTTAAGCTTTCAACCTTACTAACAGCCAGGTAGTTTGCTGCGTCTCCTAGGATTGTTACATCCCTCTCTTCGCCAGTGTCAGCCTCCCAGACCCGTAGGACTGTATTTCCAGTAGTTGCATCCTTGTAAATAACAGTTATATATCGTTCGTTTTCATCTCGGAATATAGGGAACCACTTGGCTGTTTTAGGTATATTACTAGCAAGCTTTGCTATGAATTCAGTAGGAGGACGCTTACGACATCCAAAGGTGGGATCAAGCAGAACATTCTTTGCCTCTCGAACCTGCCCAGGCAGCTTAAGGGGGTCAGGTTGCTGGCTTACACCCCCGAGTAGGTTTGGAATGACCTGGGAGATTGCAGACATAATTAGTACCTATAAAGAGGATTAACTGGCCTATAGTTTAAGAATGGGACTACTTCCTCTGAATCGGAGAAGACGTTGTAATCACCCTGCTGTGTGTCGTATTCCAAGGCCCCAGCACGAGCCATAATTTCTTCACGCTCGCCAAATCTAACCGCTTCTACAGAACCAACAGACCGGCCAGCAAAAACGTTGGCTGCTCTAATAGTGATGTAGTTTTTGAATGCCTCAGGAATATCATCGAAGTCCAAGAGCCAGACGACATCTAACTTCTGGATACCATCAAATGAATAACCATGCGAAACCCTGTCATAGAGTTTACCGCTGCGTATAGTAGCTTTAATTTGTGAATACGGATTAGTATCTAGAGACAGGACGTTATCCGGGATATATATTTCTTTATTGGAGTCAGGAGTAAAAGGAAAGTTTCTTTCGGTATTAAACACCCACCCTTCAGCTTGAACTGAACGTGTGATCTCATCTAGGATCTGTTCTGCCATCTCAACCAAAGGATTACCAGACTGCAGGGTGGTTACAGGAGCCTGGCCAATGTTGGAGATAATAATGTTTACTGCTGCTAGCTTTGTCGCTTTAGCCATTAGGATTTCTAGGGGAATGGGAAGCCCCCGAGAAAGGGGGCCGAAGCCCCCAGTCGGGGAAAGTTATCAGGCTTTAGCCTGGAAGGAACCAGCAACGCTGGTACGCAGGGAACCGGCACCGATGGCCAGCTTGCCGACGATCAGATCGCCTTGGTACTGGACATGGAAGTCACCTGAAGTGGTCTCAATGCTGGGCCCGATTGCGGACACAACTCCGGCTGCTTCGCGGTGGAAGATCAGGCCAGCACAGGTGGCATTAGCGTCTGCATAGTCGTTGTTCTCACCAGTTACAGCGGTGTTGTAAGCCGCCATGAAGGGGAGGTTGTTCGACTTGTAGATACGAATACCA